ATCCATACGGCGCCATGCCACAGCTGAGGCGTCATTTGGTAGAGGCCTCCATGGCCTCCACTGGAGACGCTGGTGGGGTGGTTGTTGGACTCGCGCTCGACGATGCATCGGCGGATGGGCTCGTCGTCCTGGGCGTACAGGTGCCCGGTGTATTCCGATGCGGGAACGCTTGCGCCGTGGATGGTTAGGGCGATGAGTGCTTCAAGGATCACTTAGACCCTCTCTGTCGAAGTTCGGCCCTTACTTGGTCGATAGTCGCTCTGACGGTTTCGGGGTCGGCGGGCTTTTCTTTTATGGGTTCTTTATTAGTTAGTCGGAACCTTGTTCCGGGGTTAGCGGAATGACGTTCCGGGGTGGGCGGAACCTTGTTCCTGGGTACCCCGGAACCATGTTCCAGGGTAATGCGGTACAAATTCGACGTCCCACTCCGCATTTGGCTTGAGAGAATTCCGGCTTCTGTTAGCTCGGTGAGCCATTTACGGATGGCCCTATCGGTGCATCCCATGAGGCCGGCGAGACGGTGTTGAGATGGCCAGGCAGCGCCCTCGTCCTCGTTGAAATGGTCGGCCAGGTACACCAGGAGGAGCCGGGCGCCCATGGATAGGTCAGGGTGCGCGGCTGGGGCGTCTCTGAGCGCCCAGCCGACTAGCCGGGTGCTCATGGGCGCTCGGTCTCGGCCCAGGCCTTGAGGAGGTCTCTGAGCGCTTGGGTTAGCCGTACTTGTTCATGGAAGGGCTTCTCCCGGTATTCCTCCGGGCTGGGTACGCGGATCACCTGGCCCCATGCTCTCGGCGCTGGTGGTCGTAGGCCCATTCCTGCGCGTCAAAGGGGGACAGGCCGCGGTACTTCCATCCGCAGATGAGGCACTCGCTGATCCATGCGTCGGTACGGATGGCGGTGACCTTGTCGGTCTCTCGGCGCCATGCGCCGACGATGGCCGACCAGATGCCCATGCCGATGAGGCCGAAGACGATGCCGACCGCGATGAGCTCCCAGGGGCTCATGGTCTCGAGGGGGCTCATGCGCGTCCCTCCTCGAGGAAGGCCTTGACGGCGTCGAAGATGACGGAGGCCTGGGCCTTGGTGAGGGTGTCGACGGTGACGGGCTCGCCGAGCATGAGCTGAGACTCGGCCTCGAGGAACGCGGCCAGGCCGTCGTATTGCAGCTTGCGCACCATCTTGCCGAGTGCCTCGACCTGGGCCGGTGTGGCCTTGCCGTCTCCTCGAGCGTGCTGCCGGCCGCTGGGCGTCGAGTAGGCGCCCATGCGCTCTCTGGCCTCTTGCACTCGGTTCCCGGGGCCCTCCGCTGCCACGGGGCCGCTGGTGGCCCATGGGTCTTCCTCTGGTGGTGGGGGAGCGCTCGAGCGCTGGACGGGCTTGGTGGCCTGGGCATCATCGTCGTCGTCGGCGGCGATGCCGAGGGCGGCGGTGAGGGCGTAGCGACGGGCGTAGGTGATAGCGGAGCCGAGGGCCTGCCAGTCGCCTCCGGGCCTGCCGATGATGGGCCCGAAGTTGATGAGCTCGCCGGAGGTGTGGCGGATGGTCGTGAAGACCATGAGGGAGCCGTCGGCCATGGTGACGTCTTGGGTGACGGCCAGGCCGTGGCCGGCCAGGATCGGCCGCACCAGATCGAGGATGGCCGGGAGGGTGGCGTAGGTGTAGGAGAAGCGCCCGGTGTCGGCCTTGGCGTCTTTGACGGGGTTGGCGAGCTGGGCGAGTGCGGCGATGAGTGCCTCGTGGATGGTCATGCGATCACCTGCCAGGTGCGCAGGAGACGGCCGTGGGATTCGCGGCGGGTCGCTTGCCGTACTCCCTCGATGCGGATGCGGCCGGCCTTGGCCCAGGCGGAGAAGCGTGCCCCGACCTGGTTGGCGGAGCCGTTGGGGAGGCCCTCGTCGGCGATGAGGTCGTCGGCGGTGATGATGACGCCGATGTAGAGGGTGTTGAGCCATCCGTCGGCGCGGCGGGTCCATTCCTCGTCACGGTCGACCGCGGCCTTGCCGGCCTTGGCGGCCTCGAGGCCGTCCCTGGTGGCGCAGAAGGTACAGCCGTCGGTGTGGGCGTGGTCGTGGCGGTCGGGCGCCTCGAGGTCGTCGAAGAGTGACAGGTCGCTCATGCCGCACCCCGCTTGCTCACGGGTGCGCTCAGCCATTGCTTGTTGGACTCGTATTCGAGGACGGCGGCGTTGGCCTCGCGGGCGAAAAGCGCCATGTCGCGGCCGGCGATGAGGAAGCCGACCTCGGTGACCAATGAGGAAGGGTCCCCGATGGTGGAGGTGATGAGAAGGTCGCCGGGGTTGGGTACCCGGTCGTCGTCTCCGTACTTGTGGATGGTTAGGCGGGTCTTGTCGTGGCCTTGCATCTTGAAGGCGACTCGAGCCGACGGTCGGCTTGGCATTGGTTTTCCCCTGTTCTGACAGGGGGACGGTTCCCGGTGTGGGAGCGCTCAACACTATGAACCTGGTTACAGGTTTACATAATGTCCCTTCGCTCACTTATCAGGGCGTCCCCACCCCTGACAGATGGAACGCTACACCCCCCGGATGCCTTGTCGCGCAAGGGCTTACGAATCGGGCGTGTCGCCGAGCTCGAGGTGGTCGGCGATGCGCTCGACCTGACGCTCGATGCGGTCGACGCGGTCCCGAAGGCTCTTGCCGCTGTTGGGAAAGAGCTGGTGCTCGATGCGGTTGAGGGTACTGGTGACCTTGAAGGTGAGGCCGACGACCACGGTAAGGATGGTGACCAGGAGCGCCCCAAACGCGGCGATGGCGTCCGGGGTCATTCCAGGCGGTTCCGCTTGATGAAGTCCTCGACCATCTTGGGCGTGACTCCGCGTTTGATCTCCCAGTGCATGGGGTCCCAGTTCTTGGGGCTCCACGTTCCTCCCCACGTGAGGATGGGGTAGCGCTTCTGTAGGACGGCGACGCCGGTGCGGGGCTTGGTGAGCTGCCACCAACGGCGGTTGGCGAGGCGCTGGGCGCCGTGGCCGGTCCAGTTGAGGTCGATGGCCGTGGCGCTCGAGTGATTGCTCCAGCCGTCGGCGGCGCGGGCCTGGCGGTAGGCGTAGCCGGCGTCGTCGTGGTCGCCGAGTGCGAGGGGCTCGATGAGTCGGTTGTAGTCAGCGGCCAGGGCGGAGAAGACCGGGGCGCAGACGTCCCGGACGGTGAGCCGTACATGGGTGCCTGGGACGGTGATGGTCTTGAGGCGTCGGTCGCCGGCGACGAGGACCGGCCAGCCGTTGAGAGACGTTGCCATGGTGCTATCCGTTCGCTGAGGCGGTGGTCATCTGGACGGCCCACCATGCGATGGTGGCCGAGCCTGTAGCGGTCGAGCCGTCCCCGGTGTAGGCGTAGACGGAGGCGCCCGACGTCGTCGAATTTATGCATCGACATACGAACTTTTGAGTCCCAGAAGGGGCGTTGACCTGGCTGACGATGACGTTGGGCGCGACGGTGAAGCGCCCGCCGGGGAAGGTGATGGCAGTGAAGCCGGATGCGGCCGCGGTGAGTGTGACGACGACCTGGCCGGACGCCATGGCGAAGGGGACGACGGCCTCGAGCTTGTTGGCGAGGGCGAGGCTGGTGTCGTCAATGGTGTCGGCGGAGTCGGAGCCGAGGACGTAGGGGTAGCCCTTGCTGGTGGTGCCGCTCATTCGCTTCCCCTTCCGTAGGCCGTCTGCTTGGGGTCGAGGGCCGTGAGTACGGTGCGGATGACGGCGGCCAGGCCGGCCGCGAGGTAGAGGCGGGCGTCGTCCCAGGTCACGGAGAAGAGGTCGGCGCCGGCCGCGAGGAACATGCCGAGCACGACGATGAGGCCTGTGACCAAGGCGTCACGGATGGCGGCCCAGCTCATGCCGAGGAAGGCTCGGTCGGCCACTTGGCGCTCCTGGGGTCCTTGGTCTTACTGGGTAGGTCTCGAAGGCTCTGCCTGTAGGTCTTCCAGGCCTCAATGTCCCCGGGCGCGTCGGGGAGTACCTGGAAGTCGCATGCCGCGAGAAGTGCATTTCGGCGGTTTCGGAGTCGCTCCCATACCCATTCATCGGGGATTGGGTCGCTTTCTGTCCCGCCGAGGTATTCCCACGTTGCCGCTGCCATTTACGCCCCCTCGTATCGGAACTGGATGTAGATTTCGTCACTTGCGGCCCAGGTCCACGGCGATGCATTGGTAACTACGTCACTTGTGCCGGCCCACACCATTGAGCCGGTGCCAATGATGCTGACTGGAGTGAATCGGTAGGCGGATACGTCGACTAGGAATCCGCTTCCTATTGCCGTGGCTACATCGAGCACTGTCGACGGGAGTGAGACTTTGTAGGCCCCGGTTCCGGCCGCCATTCCGGTCGTGCCGAAGACAATTTTGGCCCACCCAAAGACGGTCTTGCCGTCCTGCTGGTACTTGCCTGCGACGGTTGATCCCGTTCCTAGGGTCGGGTTGGTCCCGCTAGCGGTGAGCGTGGGCGTATAGGACAACCATGAACCTCCGCCATTCGTGGTTTGCGGCGGGAATTGCCCGGCGAATGTGGCGAGGGTGTCGTCGATGGTGGAAATGGCGTCCGAGCCCGCGGGGACGGTATAGCCGTTCACTGTTTGGGGCATTGGATTCCTTTCCTAGGCAATCTTATAGGCGCGGTCGATGGAAATGGTGGTTAGGGAATCGAGCGTGTTAGGTGTCGAGTCGATAATCGGATTAGGTGCCCACAATTCCGCCAGGCCATCGACGGCGCCCTCGAGTCGGTCGACGGCGCTGGAGAGCTGGTCGACGGTGGCGAGCAGGAGCGAGTAAAGGCGGGCGGAGACCATGAGGGTGATGGCCTCGCGGCCCTGGCGGCTGGTGAGGGTCCATCCCTCAATGAAGCCTTTCCAGGTGGTGCCGAGGCCCATGCGGGCGTCGAGGTTTGTCAGCTGCACCGGGGTGCCGAAGCGCACGCCGGTGAGGGCGGTCTTGACGGCGGGGTCGAGGTTGGGGTCGTCGAGGCGGATGGTGATGGCCTCGAGGTTGAGGCGCTCATCGGATCGGACGTTGAGGACGCGCTTGGCGCGGTCCTGGGCGTCGGAGAGGCTCGAGAGCTGGGTGGTGATGCTCGAGGTGAGGGTGCCATAGAGGGAGACGCTGCCGGCGTCGGTGACGGTAGTTGTGGCCTGCGGGCTCAAGGAGCCGTAGGAGACGGTGACAGTGTTGATCATGCCGGCGATGCGGGCGGCGCTGGTGATGCTTGCGCCGATGACGGTGGCGTCGAGGGTGATGGTGCCACCGGCCTTTGATCGGCGCTTGGCGTCGGAGTAGCCGTAGCGGCCGTCGGCGGTTTCGTACAGGCCTGGGGCGCCGGTGGAGGTGTCGACGTCGGTGAGGACGTCGATGGCTTTGGCGGCTTCTCCTGCGCGGGCGAGGAGGGTGACGGTGCCGGCGTCGATGGTCTCGGTGCCGGCGGAGGCCCAGGAGTCATAGGAGCCGGCGTAGAGGCTGATGGGATCGGTGACGGTGTCGATGGTGGGCGCGGAGGGCGCGGCCTCGAGGAGGGCGCGGGTGACGCGGGCTCCGTCGAGCTCGGCGGGATAGGCGCCGCTGCCGATCATGATGCGCCCTAGCTCTGACAGTGCGCCGGTGGCGATGACCTGCTGGACGGTGCCGATGCGGTTGGAGTCGATGTAGGGGACGTCGATTTGGCGGTCGGTGACCTTGCCGCGGAAGACGGTGACGCCGTCGACCTTGACCAGGACCAGGTCGCGCAGGGCGACGGAGGGCTGGGCCTCGTTGGCTGCCAGGAGCGAGAGGGTGCAGCTGGAGGCGGTGACGGTGCCGTCGACGGTGTCGCGGCCGTATCGGATGGTGAGGCCCTCGAGGACCTGGGCGGAGACCTCGAGGTTGTTGAGGGTGACGGTGGTGGTCATGCGATGCCGAGCCGGTAGCCGTCCTGGGCGAGGATCGTGCGAATCTGGCGGGCGACGCCGACGGGGTCGAGGGCGCCGTGGATGTTGATGGTGACGCCGTTCATGCGGTCGAGGGGCACGACGGCCTCGGGGCCGGCCTCTCCGATGAGGGCGAGAGTCGGGCCGGTGACGATGCCGCCGTCGGCCAGGGCGGGGATGTTCTCTGGGATGGTCGGCATGGAGAAGGACCGGCCGCCGATAACGGGAATCCATCCGGGAAGGGTGAACGAGAGCTTCCCGACGGTGCTATTCCAGGCCACGGCGATCCAGTGGAAGGCCTCGCGGTATGGCCAGGTGAGGGCGTTGAAGATGGTCTTGCCGAGGTTCATGAAGGTCTCGGGGAGGCCCTTGACGAACTCGACGATGGCGTTGAAGGCCGCGGGGACCTTGTCGGTGATGAAGCCGACGACCGAGGAGACGATGGTCTTGATGGCCACGAACGAGGCGTCGACGAACTTCTTGAACCAGTCGACCTTGGTGTAGGCAAGGACAAAGGCCGCGATGAGCGCGGTGATGGCGATGACGACAAGGCCGATGGGGTTGGCGTTGAGCGCGGCGTTGAGGAGCCACTGGACGCCGGTCCAGACGGTTGTGGCGATCTTTATGGCGCCCATGACGCCCTCGTAGACCTTGAGGGCGCCGTTGATGGCCAGGATGGAGCCGGCCAGGCTGCCCACGACGATCATGAGCGCGCTGATCTTGTCGGCGTTCTCCTGCGCCCAGAAGGCGGCCTGCTGGAGGTAGGGGGTGAACTTCTGGAGGATCGGCAGGAGGCCGGCGCCAATGGCCTCCTTGGTCTCGTTCATGGCAATCGTCATCTTGGCGTAGGGGTCATTGTTGGCCGCGGTCTCTGCGGCGCCCTTGGTCTTCTCGTCGAGCGCTGCCATGGCGTCGGCGAAAGTGAGGGTCTTGTCGGAGGCGTCCACCATGCCGGGGATGAGCTTGTTGAGAGCGCCGAAGCTTCCGGCCTGGGCCTTGGCGATGGCCGTGGTGACGGCCTCGAGCGGCTTGCCCGTCTGCGCCGAGGCGTTGAGGGCGATGGCCATGAGGTCCTGGGCCTTCTGGACGTCCCCGGTGGCAGTGGCGAGCTTGCCGAGCGCGGGGCGGAGCTCGTCGTCGGCGACGGCCGTGGCCATCGACGTCTTGGTAATCCAATCCTCGACGGCGGCGGTCTGGGCGTCGGTGGCGCCGGTGGTGTTCTTGAGGGTGTTGGCCAGGATGCCGGCGGCCTTCTCGTCCTCGGCGGCGGCCTTGGTGAAGTCGACGGCGGCGGCGGTGACAGCGCCGAAGGCGAGCGCGGCCGGCATGGCCATCTTGCCCATGGTGTCCTGGAAGCCCTTGGTCTTTCCCTCGGCCTTGTCGACTCCGTTGACGAAGCTCTGGACGTCGGCGACGAAGGCTACGCGGGCAATTTTGTCGGCCATTGTCTAGCTCCTCTCGAAGGTCGAGACCAGGTCGGCCATGCGCTGTTGCCAGACGTCGGCGTAGTGGTCCTTGATGCTGTTCCAGGTGGGGAAGAACCAGTAGCCGGCCTTGATGCGCTTGCGGAAGCGCTTGCCGCCGTTGGGGAATGGGCGCAGGGCGCCGAATTCGGTGCCGGCCCATACCTGCTCGGCGGTCGGCTTGGGGTTGCCCGGTGTGGCCTTGCGCGAGACGGGGAGCTCTCCACCCTTGCCGATGGCGACGGTGGGGATGTAGCCGCCGGTGAACTTGGATACCCGGACCTGGCCGTCCTTGCCCTTGAAGACCTGGCGGCGCTCGACCTTGATGCCCTTGCGTGCGACGAGCGCGGCGAGGGGTCCCTGGCCGACCATGCCGGCGCCCTTGAGCTCGCCGGCCATGGCTTTGCCGACCTCGTTGGTGACGGTGCGGGCGGCTTTCATGGCGTCCTTGCCGGCAAGCTTGAACGCTGTTTGCAGCTTGAGGAGGTCCTCGGCGTCGACCTGGAAGCCGAGGGCGTCTCCCGTGGTCTTAGCCATCTAGCGCTCTCTCATTCTTTCGGCCTGCTCGTTGAGTACGTCGAGCAAGGTGGCCAACATTTCGGGGGATTCCTGCTCGAGCGCTCGCGGAGTGACATGCATGGCAACTGCCAACTCCGCGAGCGTTCGACCTAGTTGTCCCCGCTGGTAGGGACCGGGGCCTCCTGCGCCACGGGCTCGAGGGCCGTTAGGCCGTCGATCCAGGTGTCGAAGTTGCCCTTGGTGAGTCCCTGACGGCTGAGCGAGGCGAAGGCCATGAAGGCAAGGTCATCCATGCCCAGGCGCTTCTGGAGCTCGGCCATCTTCCCGCCGGTCTTGCGTTCCCATCGGATGATGTCGGGAGGGAGGATTTCGGCGGCGTAGACGCCGTCGAGGTGCTCGACGTCGATGAGGAGACGCATGGCTTAGCTGGGGTTGGTCGCGATGGTGACGAGGCCGGAGACCTCCATGGTGACCTCGGCCTCGAGGCCGCTGCCCGGCGTGCCGCCGACGTTGGGGTAGGCGGGGATCACGTTGCCGGTGAACTTCACGCCGCCGGTGCCGTTGATGGTGAGCTCGAAGGCGACCGCGGTGCCGGCGACGGCCAGGGCCCACAGCTTCTCGCTGATGCCCGTGGCGTTGCCCGGCCAGTCCTGGAAGAACTTGACCTTGAGCTTGCCGTCGGTGCCGGTGACGATCTTGGTCTTCCCGGTGAGGGTGCGGTAGGTGTCGACCTCCTGGTCGACGGTGAGCTCGACCATGGAGACCTGGTCGGACCAGTCGACGGAATTGACCTTGAGGGTCATATCCGTCCCTGCGCTGATGACTGTTGCCATGACTATTCCTAACTTTCTTCTGTTTGTACCTGGGCGGGGATTTCGACCACCACGAGGTCGGAGTCGCCGACCGTGGTGACGTTGGGGGCCGACACGGGGCCGACAATCACGTTGTCGGGCATGGCGGCGAGGACGTCGACGACCAGGGCCTCGATGGCCTCGAGGGCGCCGAGGTTGTCCATGGGTGCGACGCACACCTGGAGCTTGTAGTTGGCGGCGAAGCGCAGGCGGGAGCCGATGGTCTTGACCTCGGCCATGGGCTCGTCGATGACGATGACGATGGCGGGCGCGGAGACGATGGGCGCTGGGTAGTTGTAGACGGAGGCGTTGACGACGCCGTCGAGGCAGTCGCCGAGGTACTCACGGGCGGCGCGGAGGGCGTTCATCCGATCATTCCGCCCATGGAGAGGTAGTAGGCCAGGGGGCCCTCGAAGCGCTCGAAGAATGAGCGGCCGAGCTGCCACGGGCTGGGGGTGAAGTCGACGGCCTGGTAGGACCCTCCGGGCGCTACGCGGGTCTTCCATAGCTCGACGGCGGCGGCGAGGGTGCACTCTTTGACGACGGAGACGTCGGAGTAGTCGATGGTCTCGCCGTGGTAGTCCTTGGTGCGTAGGTAGGGGAGGATGGCCGACTCGGCGGCCTCGCATACCTGGGTCAGGGTTGCGTCGGACACGTTGGAGCCCACGCCGAGGACCGAGCGGAGCTCGGTGGCGGTGATGATGCTCATGGTGTCCCTTTCTGGTGGTGATTCCTGGCCGGGGCCTTCCGTTCTTTCGCTTCCCTCGAGTGAGAACGGTGCGGGCGGTCTAGTCGGGGGACTGTTGCCACTGGTAAGGCCCCGGCCAGGAAACTGGGGGTGCTACGAAGCCGGTGCGAGCTTGCGGAAGGCGGTGGCCTCCGTGGTCAAGCTGGCGAAGTAGCCGTAGTAGCTGAGCTCGAAGCCGAGGCTGCCCGGCAGGGCGACCTGGAGCTGGCCGCCGGCCTGCTCCCAGCACTCCGTGAACTCGGCGCGGCCCACGATGAGGGTGCCCGAGGCGAAGTTGCTGTCGACGACGAGGTTGAGGCCCAGCGGGTTAGCCGAGAAGCTGCCGGCGTTCATCTGGCCGGCGGCGTTCTGCGGTGCCAGGTTCGGGAACACCGGGCGCTTGCTGGTGTCCACGAGGGAGCCCAGGCGGGCCCACTGGTCGGGCGACGCGAAGATGGTGTCGGGGAGCTGGTTGATGCTTCCGTTGACCTGCGAGGCCGCGGTGTAGATGGCCGCGATGACGGTGTCGACCGTGGCGTTGGCGGCCAGGGTGACGGTGTCGGTGACGGCGGTGACGAAGGCGTCGGCCGCGGCGTTGTCGGTCTCACGGGCGTACACCTTGACCATGTCCTCGACCAGGAGCGGAAGGACCGCGGGGTCGGAGAAGTCGCGGTCCTGGACCGAGAGGCGCAGGGCGCCGCCGTAGGTGCCCTTGGTGACGGTCAGCGAGCCGACGGTCATGACATGGGACGAGAGCTCGGCGAGCTCGGACGACTGAGCGCCGACCGTGGTGTGCGCGGTGACCTTGGGGCGGGTGAACTGCTTACCTGCCGACGGCATCGTGCGGTTCGGGACGGCGTTGACGAACGGGCGCTGAGCCAGGAGCGTGTCGACGATGGGGCCGACGATGGGCGCGGGCACGATGCCGGTGTTGTCGGCGAGCTTCTGCTCGGCGAGCGCGGCGGTGATGCTCTCCCAGGTGTGCGGGTCGCGCTGCTGGTTCGCGGCCGCTGCCAGGTAGGTGCCCAGGTCGGGCAGGCGCGGGCTGGTGGTCGCCGCCGGGATGGCGACGGGGATGGAGGCCTCCACCACAGGGGCCTCCGCTACTGCGGTGGTGTCCATAACTTCCTCTTCCTTGGGGGTTTCCGGGGCCGGGGCGGCCTCGGAGTCTGGGGTCTCGGAGGCCGCGACGGATGCGACCTTGGCCGAGGCAATTGCGGGGAACGCGACGAGGGAGACCTCGTCGAGCTGGGCGGCTGATACGTGAAGTACGCCATCCTTAGATGCGGCCTTGATGACGCGCACGCCGACGCTCATGCCGTCTCGGAGGCCGTCGGAGGCCTCGAGGAGGGCGTCGTCTCCTGCGCGGGTGCCGGCGATCTTGAAGGCGCCCTCGATGGTGTTGTCGGCTGCCCTGAGCTCGGAGGCGCGGCCGATGGGCCGGGTGCGGTCGTGCTCGAGGTTGAAGCGAACGGTGGAGACGTCCTCGGGGACGGTGATGGAGCCGGGCTCGAAGACCGTCGGGCCGGCGGAGGTGTTGCCGACCTCACCGAAGGTGACGACGGTGCCGCGGATGACGCGGGACTCGAGGTCGGCGGCCTCGATGTTTGCCGAGAAGGTCAGCGTGTCCATGGGCTCTCTTTCGCTTGCGTTGATGAGGTTCTCGGGGATGATCCACAACTTGCAGACGGCCTCGGCCTCGATCGAGCCGGAGACGATTTCGCAGGCGCCGGCGCCCTCGAAGAAGACGCAATTGGCGCAGATGAGGCCCTCGGCCTTGAAGGGGTTGACCTCGGCGGGGGCGTAGTGGGCGCCGTTGGCGCCGGTCGTCTGGTCGTACTGTCCGTACATCTCGACGACGGCCTTGGCCTCTTGGACCTGTAGGCGCTGCCGGTCATTGAGGCTCTCGAGGTTGGTGTCAGCCATTGGCGGGCTCCTGGACGAGGTCTTCCATGGCCTGGGCCTGGGCGACGGTCATGACGCCGAGGGGGACCAGGGCGGAGTAGAGGCGGGCGCGCATTTCGGGGTCGGCGCGCAGGAAGTCGGAGAAGTCGAACTTGACCTTGGTGCCGCGGCCGGTGACGTCGTCCATGGAGAGGCGCTGCTCGATGGCGACGGCGTAGGGGGTGATGGCCAGGCCGTGGAGGTCGAGGCGCGTCTGGGTGGTGGTGGTGTAGGTCATGGAGCCGCCGGAGTCGGCGGCGAGGTACCAGGCGGGGACGCCGGTGAGGCGGGCGGCTTCCTGGTTCTGGTAGGCGCGGGCATCGTTGAGGCCGAGCTGCTCGGGGGACCATCCGACGCTCTGGAGGTCGATGTCGCGGCCGGCGTACTTGACGGAGCGGTCGTCGGTGGCGTCCCAGTAGGCGAGGAGCTCGTCGACCTGCTCCTCGGTGAGCTTGGGGCCCATGTTCTTGAGCGCCATGAGGGGGAGCGGCTTGTCGGCGAAGACTCGGACGGCCTGCTCGAGCTTGGCGGCGGTGCGGATGGTGCGGGCGCCAGCGCGGAGCCATCCGCCGGAGAGGGCCTCGAAGCCGATGATGTTGGCCTGGTCGACGGGCTGCCCGGCGACGTAGAACTCGGTGACGTCTCCGAAGTTGTCGACGTGGACGGATACGAGGTCGTAGGGGATGTGCTTGGCGTGCATCGGCCGGCCGTCCTCGGCGTAACGCTCGGTGATGTGCCAGTAGGAGACGCCCTCGAAGCACAGGTCGGCGACGGTGGAGGCGATGACGTTGGCGGTCGTCCTCGAGCGGTCGGGCTGGGCGAGGATGGCGCGGGCCGGGCGGAGGGTGCCGTCGGGGGCGTACTCCTGGAGCTCGGCGGTGGCGATGACGGAGGCGATGAGGTCGCGGGCGCGCTTGATGGCGGGGACGGAGAGGGCCGTGGCGCGGTCGACGTACCCGGAGCCGTCGACCACGCCGGCCAGGGCCCCCCAACCCGCGACAGTCGAGGGGTACAGGTCGTCAGGGTCCACCTGGAAGGCGTTGACGATTTCGGCATGAGAATCCACAAGGCGCAGTGCGGAGCGAATACCCACGCTCGAATTCTATTCCCTATTCGCTCATTTGTTCGAACGCTTGGATCGTGTCGGAATATAGATTTCCGATTCCTCGGAAACGTGCTCGGCGTGAATTGCGAAGGCGAGCGCCATGGCGGCGTCGATATGCCGGGCGGAGTGCCGGCGGGAAAGGCGCCATGAGTCGCCGAGGTCCTTGCGTGCGGCTGCTCGGATGTGGTCGTCGAGGAGCTCGTCGCCGGGGTGGGCGAGGGTCTTGATGGTGACGTCCTGGTAGAGCGCTGAGCACGCCCTGGAGACGTCGGCGCCGCGCACTCGGTGGATTCCTCGGCGGTAGTGCTCCTCGAGCTTGTCGAGGGTGTCCTTGAGCATGAGGTCTTCTCCGGCGATGGCCTTGGGCTGCCATCTGTCGGCCAGGCCGACGAGGTAGTCGAGGAGGGCTTGTTCGGAGACGCCGGCGTCCCAGTGCTTCACGACCTCGACGGCGACGCGGTCCTCGACGCGGGCGGCCGCGACGACGGTGCATGAGTCCCAGCTGGGGGAGCGGTCGACGCCGAAGACGACCAGGCCGCGGGCTTCCTCGGGGATGGTGACGGTTTCGTCGAGGCACGCTTCCCAGGTGCCGGCGGGGAGCCATGCGTCCATGGTGTCGACGAATTGGCATAGCTGCTCGGTGCGGAAGACGGGCTCGGGGGTCGAGGCGCGCAGGGCTCGGATGGTGTCGAGGTCGATGAGCTTGCCGAGTGCGGGGTTGGCCTGGGCCCAGGCCTTGGGGTCGTCGACGTTGGAGTCCTCGGGGGCCGACCATTCCAGATAGGCGGAGGTGGTGGGCTTGCGCTTCTCGATGGCCTCGAGCGCCATGCGCCTCACCTGGAGGAGGAGGACGGAGTCGGCGTGGCCGGCGTTGGAGGTGAGCCATACCTGGGGGCCGTGGTCGGTCGCTGCCCGGCGAGTGTTGATGGTCGGCCGGATGGCGGCCCATAGGTCGAAGTCTGTTTGTTCCCGTACCTCGTCGATGTGGACGAAGTCGTTGGCGTAGCCGCGGGCGGCCGATGGGGTCGGGGCGACGATGCGGTAGCGCTGCCCGGTCTTGAGTGCGAGCTCTTCCTGGCCGTTGGCCCACCTGACGCTCTTGACCTCTCGGGAGAGCTCGGGGGTGGACTCGATGACCTCGACGATGCCGCGGAAGGTTTCGCGGGCGAGCTGCCGGTCCTGCGCGGTGCCGACGAGCTCACGCTCGCCAAAGAGGTACAGGCCGGCGAGCACTCTCATGCGCAAGGCGTGGGTCTTGCCTTGCTGCCTGGAGACGACGGCGGCGACCTCGGTGTGGCGCCATTTCCCGGTCTTGGGGTCGATGGCCAGGGCGTGGTCGAAGAGGTGAGACTGCCACGGGAGGAGGGGGAGGCCGATGGCGTCGGCCAGGGCCTCGACGTCGGGCAGGAGGCTCGGGCCCCTATGTCGTGGTGTTTCGATTCTTGGTCGTGCGTGTCCCTCTGGTCGAAGCTTCACGACGTTGGCGGAGCTCATCGAGCCAACTCACCTCCTCGGTGCTGTCTGTTCCTGCGGGGCGCCCTCGGGAAGTGAGGCCGAGGTCGGTGAGAAGCCTGGCGAGTGTGGTTGCCAGGGGAGCGGTGGCCCTCGAGGTTTCGGGGTCACGGAGGCCGGGCTCGACGATGCCGGCGATGAAGCAAGCGAGCTCGACGGCGGCCTGGTCGGAGGGGCCGAGCCATGCGGCGGCCTCGGCGCTCGAGCGGATTTCGTCGGAGAGGCTGGGCGGCAAGACGGGCCGGGCGGGAGCGGCTGGAGTCGGTTTCGCCTTGGGTTGACGCGGGCTCATGCGGGTCGCCCCCTGGTCGCCCTGGTTCGTGGGGAGAGAGAAACACCCCACGACCCCCGACGGTGGTACGGCTGCCCAAAAACTCGGCCGGCGCTTGCGCGCATCACTCGCTTCACCATTCGCGGCTCGACTTTGCTCGAGTCGGTGACGCCGTCGCCGGCTTGACTCCGACCTTTGATCCCTTGCGGCTGTTGCAGCTTGTGCAGCACGCGACGAGGTTGGCTGGGTCGTCGACTCCGGGCTCGCCTTCTGGCCACACTCCTCGAGGGATGATGTGGTCGACGCTGTTGGCCCTGCCTTTGCAGTAGGCGCAGGTGTAGCCGTCTCGCTCGAGGATGCGTTTCCTGATCTTGGCCCAGCGTGCAGTGGTGCCGTTACCCCCTAGGGCTGATGTGCTCATGCGCAAGACCACCTTCCACCTGCCCAGTGGTGTGCCCCTTTGCCGTGGCGCCAGATGGTCCAGAAGGCTCTTGTCTGCCAGTAGCGGGAGGCGTGCCATACGGGGATGGAGTGCAGCTGTAGGCGTTGGGCCTTGGTGATGGGGTCGGCCTTGTCCATGCGCATCATCCATACGGCGCCATGCCACAGCTGAGGCGTCATTTGGTAGAGGCCTCCATGGCCTCCACTGGAGACGCTGGTGGGGTGGTTGTTGGACTCGCGCTCGACGATGCATCGGCGGATGGGCTCGTCGGCCTGGGCGTACAGGTGCCCGGTGTATTCCGATGCGGGAACGCTTG